TTGAGCATCAGTGGACATTGTTTGACCAGCTGGGGTGAGTGTTCCAGCACCCATCGATGCCAATGCTTGCTCTTGCTGCGCTCCAGCAGTTCCAGCACTTGCTGTCAATTCAGCTAAGGGAGTGTTCCACAATGCGGCAACTTTTTCTGGAGTTGGATTGATTTGACCTAGAAAATCAGAACTTTCTACATCGTTTATATTAAACAAACTAGGTTGATTTGAAACGTCTGCTTCTGGATCGGTTGGCAATGAATCACCAATAGGAGTTTCATCATCAAAACCACCAGAGTTAATGGTTTCATCGCCTTTATTTCCACCTCTTTCATTTACTCTGTTTTCAAGATCTTTATATCTTAAATTTTCCATCAGCAACTCTTTTTCAGTCTTTGCCGCACGAATATTAGCAACTTCAACTTCGTGTTTATACTTTGCCTTGAGTGCTTTGTCTGCTATTTTCTCGTCTTCTTTATCTTTAAATACCTTAATTATAGGTTCAGCAAGTGCTTGGAACCCCTTTGCAGCACCCTGACTGACTAACTCCTGCTGCGCGGATGGAACCTCGTATTTCGGCATTGGAGTAAACTGAACGCTTACTCCAACGTCGAGAGGTTTCAAGGCAGAAAGAGGACTCGCCCCAAGACTTGCGGTCTGTGGGGTGTACGAATAGCCACCAGTGGGTAGTGCCATAAGGTTAAGCCCCGCCGAATGTTAGTCCAGATGCTGAAGGAACTGCGAATTGATTGACTCGTTGGCTACTGCCACCTGCTCCTTGATTCGCCGCAGTTGTCATTGCAGGGTTCACCATCGTTGGGTTCATCATGTTGGCCCCCGTGGATGGAAGGGTTCCAGATGCCGCTCCAAGGTTTGCCATTGCGCCTTGACGTGCGGCATTTACATCGTACCCAGTTCCCGTTGCTGCTGCTCCTGCGCCCTGTGCCGCAAGTAAGCTACGTTGACGTGCAGCGGAGTCCTCTGCTGCTTTTAAGGCATTCATACCACTAATAGACTGCTGTGCGCGTTGTGACCCTTCACGGGCAAGCATGGAGGCTTGCTGATTTTGCGCTTCAATCATCGAGTTGCGTTGCGACAAATCAGTGTCTCGCCTAGCGCGAGAAGACTCCTCTCGATTTTGACGCATTTGCTCAAGCAAGATTGGCGTGTTGTCTGGTGGTGGTGCTGGTTTGGGCATTGATCCTCCTCCCATAATATTACTCCTTAATTTTAATGTTAATTGTTTGGTTGGTTGTTAGTGAAATACATTTAATATTTCAAATTGTCAATTTCTTTCTCGCTTCTTTGCACAAATCAGACCCCGGCTGGAATTGTCTGCAAGAATTCGGTCTGTTTGCATATACCATGCAACAAACCTTCTCGCCAACTTTTCCGTCCAAGGCAATGCATCTAGAATCGGTTGTTTTCATCAGCGGGTAGTCTTCCCTTTGCATTTCTTGCGGGATACCAGTTGCGTCAGATCGATCTCGTCGCAAGACAGGCCATGACCATTTGAAGCAACAACAAGCACCGCACTTTTCGCAATCGTATTCATTATCCATTAAGCACTGGTAGCACGGGGAACCCATCCCATTCCAGCATTAAATGATCCAGTTGTTCCGGGTGCGGTATGCTTTAGCATCTCGGCTTGTGATCCAAATCCTCCAGCACCACCACCAGCAGAACCCATCGCGCCCATTGCAGCAGTTCCAATAGACTGAAATGCATTAGCCCAACCTTGTGATACTTTTTCCTCACCAGTTTCTGGGACATCGTAGCCACCCATCGATGAAAAACTCAAACTACCACTTCCATCACCACTACCACGTTGCATGGCAGACCATGCGGAAGCGGAATCAGACTGCGATTTTGCCGCACGATCATACGGAGATGCTGATTTACCCAATGCGCCACCTAGCAAATCTTTCATGTTTTGATTTTGCTGTTGTTGCTTTTGCGGGTTGTAATCAGGTCGAGGTTGCGCTCCAGTTCCTAGTTTTCCTGCCAATAAATTTTGCGCGGAGTCACCTGTTCGACCAAGCGCATTAGAAATGCTTCCTACAATTCCACCATATTGGCTATTAGCCACTGGCGTTTGTGTTGCTCCTGTTGCGTTTGCTGCGTTTGATCCACCCATAATGTTATTCTCCGTTGTTATTCCAATTCACTGGTTTAAATCCTAAATCTGGTATTACGATGTCATCGTAAGGTGCTAGATGTGAAATGTTAGTTATCTTTGCTTTTAGCTTTGGACAATCGACGTGTGGCCCTTGGTGGCGATCCACGCAATTAAGGCAGACGGGATAGAAGTCAGCGTTCAATGACTTGTCAGGGTTGTTCATCCATCCGTTTCGACCTTTTACATATCTGGTTGGATCTGGTTGGACATTGTTAGTCTCAAGGTATTCGTACACATTCTCATCATTCCAATCTTTTAGAAGGTAAAGTGAAGCAGGGTTGCCATCAACATGACGAATGTCTTGAGCCAATGGAACATGACCTTTAATCAGGTCAGTGTCTGTCCATTTAGTTCCAATCCAGACTCCGTTCCACGGGAAATTAAATGTTCCAGTTGGACGCATCAAAAAGTCATCTACACCACACATGAAAGGTTCATTTGCTTTAGGACGTTCAGTTCCCAAAGACAGAACAATGGAGTTTTGACCCCACTGGAAATAGTGAAGCAAATCAAAGCGAACATCTCCAGTATGGACATCAGGCCCATCTGCGAGAGTGTGCTTGAATGCTGGATATTCATACATTGTCAATTGCCAATCCTTGATCAATTTATCAGAATATGCATACCTTTCACGAAACTTAGGTTGCCGAAATTGAACTACTGGCAAGTCAATTCCACACTTAAATTTTAAGAAATGAAGAAGGACAGTTGAGTCCTTTCCTCCAGACCAAAAGATGACAGAATTCGGCCATTGTTTGTTCCAACGAACTGCTTTATCGATTGTTTTATGTATTAGGCTTTTCATTAAATAATAATTGCCGCACCAAGTGCTGCTCCACCAACTGCACCACCAGCACTGATCCACGATCCCGTTGCTGCATTTTTGCTTTGAGCATTTTGAGCCATAATTTGGTTACGCATATTGTTATAATTTTGAGTGTCTGCTACGTTTGCAGTGTGAGCAGATTGAATGTTACCCATCGAGCGGTTAATTGCGTCTTGTGCTGTTTGACCAAGACCCTGCGCTCCAGACAATACACCACGTTGCCATTCTTGGAGACTTTGTTGGTTTTGTCCTTTTGCGGCTTGTTGTGCAGCAACCAATGAACCGGGGTCAATGCCTCCTTGCATTTGAGTTGCATCCAGATACTTTTGCCGCAGTGCCATATCCTCTAGCGCAATCTGCCTACCTTGTGCCGTGGATTGATCAAACATTGCAGACCTACCAATAGTGGATCCCGTGTCGAGTCCAGTCCCCATCATTTGAGCGAGGCCTTTTGTCTTTGCCCACTGACCTAGTTTTTGTTGCCAAGATTCAGGGGAGGTTAGATTCTGTACAGTCTCACTCATGCCTGACCGCATCTTTGCTAGGGTTGGATCTACATTTTCTTCAAATTGTCTAGCGCGATTTGCATTTTCAATTCCTAGCTCAAATGCCTGTTGAGATACCTCGCTGGGGTTGAACTCTTGGTAAATTGGCTTTATCTGTGCAGCCATTTCAGTGAGTCGAGCTTGAGAAGCAAGACCACCATACATACCCTTGTTTGCCTCCGATGCCACCATCATGTTAAGATCGGGACGAGGTTTCTGAATTGCTGGTTTGTATGTTGATCCACCCATAAGTTTAATTAAGTTAAAGAGTAAACTTCTCTTTTGAGAGGAGTCAACCCTAATTTTTCCATTATTGCGTTTGTAAAGTTAGTTCGTTCATCATTTAAAGGCACTCCAATGTAGCCCGGTGAGTTGGAGAGTTGTGAATGCGCTTTCCAATCGCTCATCACTTGTATAACATCTTGCGGTCTTGTATATTTAGGATGGAATGCTGGATACACAGTTGGCACATAAACATGATCGGAATATCCAAATAGAATTCCATCTCGATAATGAGCGTAAACATTAATATTAGGATGCTCTATGATCTTGTGACCAAACTCTTCAGCAAAATCAACAAGTTCCAAGAATTCATTAGTTCCTTTTTGAACAAGTTTATATTCAATTTGTGGCCTCATATGTATTAATTAAATCCAACTAGAATATCGTCTGGATTGGCTATTGTTTGTGTATAATTAGCAAACTTGTCAGCCTGTGCTTTCAAAATATTGTTGCGGGTAGAGTTACTGCCACAAATAGCGCATGGCAAGCAGTTATTTTGCCCTGTCGTAAAAGGTATTGAAGAGTAAATTGGAACTACGGGATCATCACCAAATGGAGATATATACTTGTTTGGAAAGCTAGTGACCTCTTTGGTTGCTGTAATTATCGATGGCATATTAGCAGGGGTTCTGAGCTTTAAATTGCTGTGCAGCAGCAGTTGCGGACTGAAGTGCAAGCACTCCAGCTTCCTCTTGCGCGTGTTCAAAACTAATGTATGACAAGAACGTAGCCGATGCCGTAGCAGAAATTGATTTCGATGGGTTTACATCACAAATCAATGTTGCGGTCTTGAATACTTTTGCGCTATATGAGTTATCATTTGCCGATTGTTGCTCGTATGGATTGGGTAGCAGGTCGATTAACAATGTTTCACCAGTCTGTGCCACAACGCAGGATTGCGTCTCGTCTCCCTGCGGAAAACCTGTGGATTTCTCCTGCCAAGGATCCATAAAGAGTCGCACAATCTCTACTCCGAATTCACCGCACCACTCGATTAACAAAGAAAATGCCTTATCTACATCGTCTGTTAAGTAGGACTCGCAAGTTGAAACAAGTGAATTACGTTGCGCCGATTCAGTGGTCAACCTTCTATACTGCGAGTTAAGAAAACCTAGATTCTGAATCTCTGACTCATACGGAGTATTCTGCCATTGGTAGTCATCCGTGACCGCAAGAATGCGCTTTTGAAGGATTGGGTTGTATGCTCCCTTGCTGCCCCTGTAGGACACTTTTAGATCAACTGTGCCACCAATCTGCGTTGATTCGATCTCGGCATAGACAAACTTCTTTAAATCCATCTCATCACC